CAATAAACTGCACCATTTGCAAACACTCCTGCATGATTTCCTAACAATCCATTATTAGAACCAACCTTACGAATAGAGAATGTAAATGGAGGTCCAACAAATTGCATTTCGTATGCAGCAGTATCGGTTAAAACTAAAATATAATCTTTACCTTTGAAAGCTCCCATGATTCTAGTTCCGTCATCTAACCTAAATGTTCCTGCGGTGTTCGTTGATGTTGGTGCATAATCACTTGTGCTTTCTTGATCAGAAAACCTAATAAACATTTTATCTTGCGTTGACGGAGTACCAATAGTCGTTTCAGTTCCTAAATGAAATAAATGCCTGTCTCTGTCTGATACTATTGTCATTACAGATCTTGTTGGCATACCTGTGCCTATGGTTGCTCTCGTATTTAATGCATTGCCTGATGCAGGGTTCCAAGTAAATGTTTTTCCGTTGTGTATTGTAGCAATTAAAATACTTCCAAAATTATCAAAAGACCAGTTGGCAGGCTCAATTGTTACCGTGCTTGATGCAGAAGCGTCACCCCAACCTACAAAATCTGTAATGTCAGTCACAGTTGCCCCGTTAGTGTGCTCCGCTGCTGTCGTTCCATTTATGCCTCTAGTTATCCCACTGATTGTGTTTGTCCCTGTGGTGTTGGTTGTGTAGCTCATATCTTCAGAACCAATTCTTAATTTACCGTTAGTCAAAGGTAGGTTTGCTGTGCTTGTGAGAACCACTGAAGATGCACCAACAAGCATATTACCACCATTGTTAATTGTTGTTGTGGTAGCTGCAATTGATCGTCCTCCAAAAAGGTATGTGCCCCACCCGTATCCATAAGTTTGATTTAATGGTCCTACAGGTTCATAGGGATTTACATCTAAAGTTCCGTCTGTAGTTACACCTGATTTTGATTCAAGTGTGGGCATTGTAATTGTAAAAGTGTTTGTAGTAGGAACAGATTGTACTTCAAAAAGTTTGTTGTCAAAATCTGTTGCTGTATAAACTGTGTCAGCCGTAGTAAAAGATCCAGCGTTTGCAAAAGTTGTAATTTCTCCTACTTCTAAATTATGTGCGCCCGTTGTATTTATAGTGACTGTTGTTTGTCCGTTGGCCGTTGTTATACTTGCACCCGTTTGGAAATTATCTGTCTCTAAAGGAGTTACATCGTAAAAAGCACCTTCATAATAAATAACTAAAACTTTGTCAGTACCTATTGCAGCATATCTTTTACCATCGGTATCTGCCCAAACATGTTGTCCTCTAGCAGCACCAACTATTTTATCGTCTACTAAAGCTTCCCAACCACCTATTTTTTCAGGCTCGCCATATCTAAACCTTACATTGTCACCATCTACCCAACGACCTTCTGCGTCTGAAGGTGTGGATTGTTTATCAAACCCTGGTGCTATATTTACTTTTGCTAAAGCCATGATGCATTATATCATTTTATATAACAGTTTTAAATATCTTGAAAATTCTAATCAGGCTTGAAAGATTTGTGCTGTGCGGAGTTAAGATTAAAAGGTATTGCATATTTAGTTTCCCCTTGATTCGGATCTGCCTTATGTTTTAACCATGCTGAAAAACTTATAAAAGTTCCTTTTCTAGGAGTTATACTCATATTTAACTCAGGAAATACTAATTTTTGATCTACATCGTTTAAATACAATATACCTGAATACATAGACGATCCATGATCATGTAGTTTTGTGTAATCATTTTTATCAATCTTTATACCCCAAGCATCTGCTAAATATACATGCTCGTATTCTATATGGTTTGTTAGAGCATCTAATCCAGATTTAAGCACTTGTATAAAATTAGGGTTATCTACAAATGCATTCCATGTAGTCATTTTGCCTTCTACATTAGTTCTATAACTTAAGTTTTTCTCTGCTAATTTTTTTTCTATTTCTTGTATGAAATAATCTGAGTCAATATCCAGAGTTACCTCATGAAGAAACATTTCTCGTTCTATCTTTTTTTGTATAATTTTATTTATTTGTTTTAGCATCTGGACCTACAATATCTTTTTCTTCTACTTGTTTGATAAGTGGAACATCAAAGTTTAAATTCCAATCCATTATACATTTTAAAAGTTTGCCACTAAACGATTTAAAACTTGCTTGGTCAAATCTTAATCTTCTGTATTTAATAATTATCCATACTTCTCTCCAAGTAAATACTATATCTGCTCCACCTGTTTTATTATCTTGTTCTATTTTCATTTAACCCTTTGTTGTTCCTAATAATATTCTTTTATCTTTGTACCATTCTTTATGAGGGCCGTCTGCATTTACATAATGTAAGAAGACTTGTGCGTGCCAATCACCTTCAAAGTTATTTCTCCAATGTGCTAAATCACATCCTTTATAAATAACAGCGTCTCCATTTTCTAACTCTATTTCTGCACCCTCCATGTAAATAGGCCATTTAATACCATCAGAATTTATTTTAACAGTTACACTATATTCACATGATGGTCTATCTTTATGTTTTTTTAAATCTGCACCATAGGTATACATTCTCCAAAAGGTATAAGTAGGAAGTAATTTTAAATTTGTTTCTTTTTCCATTAAATCTTTTTTAGTAATCAATAATGAATCAGTTACAGGATCACCATAAAACATAGTATCACCTTGATCACTTTGCTCGGTATCAAAACTAGTATAATTAGTTCTGTGTTTTAATCTTGTATAATGGGTTAACAAATCTATTTCCTCTTTTGTAAGAAAATTTTTAATGTGTTTATATCCGTTAATTAACGCATCCATGATACTACTGAATATCTCACTCCTTTAGTCAATGGCTCAACTGCATGAGGGAACATGAAATTACTTGGCCAAATAACTACATGTCCTGGTTTAGTCTCCATTTTTATAATCTTTCCATCTAAGTTGAAGCATAGATTTCCACCTTCAAAATCATTGTTAAGCATTAAAATACAACTATATTTTCTATTGAATGTTGGACCATCATCGACATGAAATTTATAATGACCTCCTATTCCATATCTTAAAGCTTGCATATCCATAATGCCTGCTTCACGAATATCTGGAAACTCTCTTATATAATTAGACATTTGTTGAACAATTAGATAGTTTATATAATTATACCAATGCACATTACTTAAAGAATCATTTAATGGATCTAAACCTAAAATTTCAACATCTCTAACTTTTTTATCTACAATATCTTGTTTTTTATGACCACCAGCTATGCCCCCTGAAACAAATTTTTTGTCTTTAAAAGTTTTATTTAAATATTGTATAAACTTACCAATAGTTTTTGGATCAGGTATTGCTGGATATACTTTGATATATTTTTCTAAAGACATAAGGAATATTTATAGAAAAATGTTGTAAAAGTAAACTTTAAAGAATAAAACTTTTATCAAAACCTTCAACAGATTCATTATCAATCCAATATCTTTCAAAATTCACATTAAGTGGGAAAGAGATAGAAGATGAATCGACATTTTCTAATGCTGTTTTAAAGGCTTGTAGTCTTGTGTTTAAATCAGAAAACTCAGGTCTGCTTAGTTTAGCACCGTGGTGAGCTAAAAATTTATTAAGCTTTTTAATATAATCATTTTTGTCGTTTTCAAACATTTCAGATGTTAAGTTTTCACCATCAGTCGCTGCAGTCTCAGGATGTAGTAGTTTATCACTTAAAACAACATTATCTCCATCTAAACTTGCAAGTTTTTCTCCACAAATAAAACTATTAAAATCATCATCACTTACAGTTTTTAATCTACCGTCAGCTTTGATAAAATCAAAATCTCCTCTATGTAACTTAAGATCGTTTTCGTTTCTAACACCCATACAAGGTAGTCTATTTATGTTAAAATATATAAAAGCCATTAGCTTAATTTATCCTCAAATATTAAAATTGCACCTGGACGACCATCGTTGTCAGACATATTTGGACCTGACTGATTACCACCCACTCCATAAACACCAAACTCATTTGAATTTGATGGAGCATTAGGGTCAGCTACGAAAAGAGCTTTGAATGGAGCTACAGCTGCATTTGTTCTGTTTTCTAAGTTTCCTGGAAATCCAGTTGGTTGTGATAAATTTAATAACAATGCTGGACCACTTGCAGTGCCACCAGTTCCACCTCTTGAATAACCTTGTTGGTTACTAGGGGGTTGATTGGGTGCTGGAACAGAAGAAGCACCTCCGCCTCCAGTACAAGTCATCGTTGCTGGGTTGCCAAATGTAGAATCTGATCCTGCTTGTCCTGAATAAACCATTGATTGATTACCTTGACCGCCACCGCCTGCTCCCATTGAATAAGGTGCAGTAAAAGGTGAAGGTGCTGGAGAAGTTATTGGAGCACTAAACACTCCGATTCCACCATTTCCTCCTGGTCCTTTTGCATATGATCCTGGTCCAGTTCCACCGCCACCAGCTCCACCACACATATAAACCATAATTTTAGTTGTGCCTGGTTGTGCAGCGTAAGTGTCACTGCTTGGTCCTTCAGCAAAAAAAGTTCTAACCATGTCATTTGAACCTGCAGCTCCTGTCGCTGCTGCAGTCAATCTTCCATCTTCATCAACTGTAATGTTAGCTGTTGTGTAAGATCCCGCTGTTACCGCTGTTGATTGTAATTGCGCTGGTCCTACAGAGTTAGGAGCCATTTTGTTTAGTGTTACATTTGACTGTGTAATTTGATTAGTTGTAATTGCATTTGCTGCAAGTTTAGTAGTTGTAACATTTGATTGTAATATTTTTGCAGTCGTTACTGCGTTACTTGAAATCTTAGCTGCAGTAATAGTGTTGTCTGCTACTTGAAGTGTTCCAATAGTTCCACCTAGAGTATCTAAAGATATTTCTTTAAGGTTTGTTCCATCAGCGTAGGCTGCAAAGATTGCCGCTCTGTCAGGTGAGAAACCTGTTCCTGAAGCTGTTTTAATTGTTAAATTAGATGGGTTTGTTAAACCTGTGCAATCAAAGATATAAAATTTTTCAATACTGTCAGGTATTGTACAAATTGTGCTTGCTGCAATTGATGCAGTTGCAAATTTAATCACCATGTTTCTTGCGTTTGATAAAGAAGCGTTAGACATTACTAACGCTAAAGTTCCACCACTTGATAGTGTAACTTGTTCAAAACCTGCGATAGCTTGTTGGACTAAATTTAAGTTAGTATTAGTTTTATCACCCCATGTACCAGCGTTTTCGCCAGTTACCATCAATTCGAGTTTTAGATCTGTAGAATAACTTGATGCCATATATCTCCTAGTTTAACAAAATTAAGCTGCTCTATCAACCTCAGTCCAAACATTATTTACACCAGGGTCGATCTCGCTCCATGCGGTTACATTAACCGAGCCAATATTTGCTGTCAACCCTATACCAGAAACAGTAATATTTGCAGCA